GTAAATTTGCATTCGATCGACGACTACGGTTATTCCTATTCTCGTTATTACGAGCGTAAGAACCGTTGGGGTCAGTCGAAGCCTTATACACTGACGTTACCTTACTTAGATGAGGCTCTCCACGTGACTTCCTGGATTCGTTCAGGTAGCTCTCCTGGAATCTCTCTTGACGCCGCGAGTGGCATCCCTTTTGCTGGCCTTTCGTACACCCACGTCCTTAATGACTCTTACGAGAAATTGAGGAATAAGATATACGAAAAGGTTCAGCTTGGGGTTGACTTTGCGGAGCATCGGCAAGCGATCAGCATGATTGCTAATGCTGCTACCACTATCGCCCGTAGCTATTCTGCAGTCCGTCACCTTCGGTTTGGGGATGCCGCTAGGCATCTTCGAATGGGTCTCGCCCCTCCCGGGGTCGCGATTCATCGTGCCGTTGGTAACAATTGGCTGCAGTATTGGTTTGGCTGGAAACCCCTAGTTGCCGACATTTATGCCGGTCTAGAGACTTTAGTCACACCGATAAAAAGCTACTCACACGTAAAGGCTCGATCGCGTCAGCCTCTGCTTAATGTTCACGTTGACGGTGCCGAGAGAATCTCGACATCCGGTTTCGTTTACGCTCAGCAGGGTGCTAGAGTCGCTTTCGATTATGATGGCGCTGCTTTCACTCTTGAACAGATGGGTCTCAACAACCCTTCTGCCATCGCGTGGGAGCTTGTGCCTTTTTCTTTCGTGGTGGACTGGTTCATCAATGTTGGAGATGTTCTTTCCTCATTGACGGACTTTGCTGGTATTGATCTCCAGGGTGTCTTCTGTACTTACGGTGCCAAGTTTTCTTATGTTCATTCCATTGATCATAATCCCGCTTGGTACTGCTCAAGCACTAGAGACATCTCGTATAGCTACCGTGTCACTTCGCTGAGTGGCATTGCGCTTGAGGTCAAGAAAATCAAGGCCCCGTCTATCACACGCGCCGTAACTGCAGTTTCACTGCTCTTACAGCAAATGAGATGATTGGGAAATCTTTTCCTTCAACTCCCTAGGAGTCTTATGCCCTCGATGGCAAGTATCACCGTCAAGAAAGCTGACGGTACAACCGATATCGTTTTTGACGCCGTTTCAGCAGCAGGTGGCGACACCTCGCCCGCTGTATGGCGCCAAGATACCGGAAATACCGCAGCTCTCCCTGTCGGTTTGCGTTCCACGGTCAAGCTGACCAGCAAGTGGAATGGTCCGAAAAGCGCTCGTCAGATTGCCTATGAGGCCGTCTTTCCGTACGCAGTTCTGTCCAATGACACTGGCTTGTACAGCGCCCGTGATCGGGTCGTTGCGACCGGTATCATCACCATGCCCCAGGGGATCCCCGCGACTCAGCTTGCTGAGGCTGCGGCTCAGATTCCCAACCTGATTGCTTCCGCGCTCGTTAAGAGCGCGATTGCATCGGGTTATTCGCCGACGTAAGTCTTCGAATCAAGGCACTAGATGACATCGTTGTCTACTTCAACACGATCTATCCTCAAAATTCTTGAGGATCTGAGTACTCCAATCTCTTTGTCTTTGGCCATTCGCCTGAGGCATAACGATTTGGAGGGGATCCTGTCCTATTCGACGGATCCAAGACACTATATAGATCCGGAACGATACTTCAGGGACACTCAGGCTGTCGCTCTCTTCAAAAAGAGACGCGATATCCAAGTGGCTGGGGTAAATCCTCGGACCGCCGCCTTAGATAAGTGGTGGTCCGCCGAACGTTCCTGCTATAAATCCAATGAGCGTCTCTCCCGTTTTTCATTTCCTCTCTCTTTTGGAGATGATGAAACGGCGATATCCGAATTTTTTTCGGATGTTAGGAGAAAGATTCTCTCTTGGATTGGTCCTCGGCCACCGAATCTCGATTCGATAATTGGCCGTTTTGGACCTGGTGCTACTTACTCAGACAGGGGCCGATTGACCACGGTTCCTGATAAAATGAGTTCGAAACCCACTCTAACCGGAAAGGCTCATTGGTATATTCTTCCCTATCTTCAAACGAAGTGGGGTCGAGTGAACCATGAGTCCAACCGAGAGATTTGTCAAGTTCGCGGAAATCGTTTCGCGACCGTTCCAAAAACCGCGCTGACTGATCGTGCCATAGCGATTGAACCCGCTATAAACATCTTCTATCAGCTTGGTCTTGGATCGTCTCTTCGTCGTCGCCTTCAGAAAGCGACGGGGTGGAACCTTGACACTGCGTCCGAGATCCATCGTTCTGTAGTTCGTGAGAACTCCATTACTGGTGAATTTTCGACGATTGATCTCTCATCTGCTAGCGATACCGTGTGTTACGAGCTGGTTAGACTCGTAATGCCGCCCATGTGGTTCAAAGAGCTTGACGCTCTTCGTTCTCCTTTCACTTTTGTCGAAGGGAAATGGGTCAGACTCGAGAAATTCTCGAGTATGGGTAACGGTTACACTTTCGAGCTTGAGACTCTGATTTTTGCCGCTATTCTTTCAACTTTGTTGGAAAAAGAGGGCGCTTCAGGCAAGTTAGGTGATGATCTCTTCGTTTTTGGCGATGATATCATCATACCGACTTCTCACGCTGATAGTGCAATCGGTGTTCTTCGGTACTGCGGTTTCTCAGTTAATACTGAAAAAACGTTTTTAGACGATACTTTCTTCAGAGAATCGTGCGGTTCCGACTTCTTTCTTGGAGTCGATGTCCGTCCAGTTTTCTTGAAGGATGCCGTCTTTCGTCCCGAAGAGCTTATCCCGTGGATCAATTCGGTTCGCCGATTATATATGAAGCTATCAGGGTTCGGTCAGACTTTTGACTATAGCGGATGGCATTGTCTATTAGACTCTCTACCCGCTCATCTTAAGTCTTGTCGAGGCCCTGAACTTCTCGGAGATGTCGTTATTCACGACATTCCCGATAATTGGCGTTTCAAATGGAAGCACGGGATCAGGTACTTCAGAGGCATTACCCCTGTTCCCAAGAAAATTTCTTGGGATCATTGGAAACCCTCTGTCGTACTAGCTAGCGCAGTCTATGGAGTTGGAGATGGTAAATCCTCCTCCAGACAGAATGATTCTGGCGGCGTTACGCCGCGAGATCCTTCCTTGTCATTTAGACTGGCGTGGGTGCCTAGCTCTTAAGGCTAGGTTCC